GGAAAACGCGTTGTTGAGAATAGCCGCTGCTTTGATCTGCTTCGTCTGAGCCATCGAACGAGCAAGAGCCTTTGTGTACCGACTAGCAAGCCGATCATAAAGGTTGTCTTCGATTGCCTCTTCCGTGATTGAAAAAGCCAGAGCAATGGTTTCGTGTGAGTAACGAGCAGTATACGTCTCCTGCGCGTCGTCATACGAAATTGATCCGCCTTCATTTTTCACCGGAGCGGTTGCAAAACCGCCAAGCATAACCTCCTCTTCAAAGGCTCTGTCAGAGCTTTCTTCTTCAAAGATTGCAGAATGCTCTTGTTCGTATCGGTCGTACTCAAGACCGAAAAGAGCATTAAGGCCGGGCTCAAGCTCTTTCGCCAGTTGTGCGCGAGAAATAGCCATCTATATGCCCTCCTATATGCCGGTAGAGTCGGCGGTAGTTTGAGAAGCAAACCCCCGCGTTCCCGCATTGAAATGAGCGTTCAGGCGCACGATTAGCGGAATGCCTGCCGCGGTGTAGTCGCTGTTGGCCTCGTCATCAACAATTCCCACAACACGAAGCGGCAGCGTAGCCGTTACCGCAATTGTGCTAACCCCAAGAGCCGAGTTAGAACGACCCGTGTCGGTAGAACCGGTACGGGCTGAAGTGCCAAGAGACGCGTTTGCAAAAACAGCAGCCAGTGCGGTAGCACGGTCCGTAAGCGTAGCGTCCGAAGCAACCTTAAACAACTGATTTGGGTTGTCGGCAACGAGGGCCTTGACAGGATGATTCGTGTCAACGCTAACAGAGCCGGAACCGGGCCAGTAGTTAAGGAAGGTAGTTTTCTTCGTTACCGAATCCACGTACTCAACACCCATCAGAACGCCAAGCGCCTGAGTTGTACCGCCATTCGTAGCGCCAGCGAAAGTAACTACGCCTGCCGCAAGAGGAACAACGATTCCGCCATTAAAAATGGCGTTGGTGTTATCAGAAGCAATTTCGTAGGTCGTGAGACCCGTTGAATTTGCTCCAGAGCCGACTAGACCGATAGGGCGAAGACCGTAGGCAGTTTCTTGATTTGCCATTTTAGATCACTCCTAAAGGAGGTGGCGCTCTATTTACGAGAACCACCAAAGGTTACACGAGATTGACGATCAGGGTTATTGATCGTCATCGATGAATGTGCGTTCTCGCGCATCATATCGTGATCGACGGCTCGCATCTGGTCTGAACTCCGGCTTTCGAAGTATTCAGTCCTTTCTTGAACCGTCTCCACGGGAATCCGTGCGAGAAGCAAACCACCAACTCCAAAAACACCCTCGTATTTGCCGTTCTCAATGGTAGGGGCTTCAAAATCCGGATACTCGTCCTGTCGGACAAGTACCCATCCTTCGCGAAGTTTAGCACTGATGTTCTTGCGGTCATCAAAACCGCGAGTCTCAGCCCTAATCCAACGATGTTTAAACCCCTCCGGCGCGGGAGGTGCATCTAGCATTGACGGTGGAGCCCAAGGTTTACGCCTAACCTCTGAACTCCGGGATTTGTTTGCGCGAGGCGCGCGGTCGGAGGAAGCGCGATCAATAGCTGTAGACTGTTCTTCACTCATAACCTTAATCCTTCACGTATTTCGCGTATTCTTCTAGCGGCACACCTAATTTTTTAGCCATAGTGACTTGGGTAGCGGTGAGTCTAACCTGTCGCTTACCACGCCCAGAAGCGGATCGATTGACGGAGGCTACCGTCTGGGCGGGTCGCCTGCCTCCGTTTCCGTTTTTAAACTTATGGGGGAAAGCGTCCGCCATACGTTTATCTAACTCACTATAGTAGTCATCGCCCGCTGGGTCAAACCCCTCATCTTCGATAAGTTGTTTGTGTATACCAAAAGCCGCATACGTCATGGTTTCGTCTTTTCCAAACCAATCACGTTTGCTTGCCCACGACTCCGCCTTGGGGTCTGGACGACGAGGCGGTTGGGCAGCCTGTGCGGGCTGCTGTTGCATCTGTTGGCGTTGCAAATCAGCGTGTTGTCGTTGCATCTCAGCACTGCGTTGCGCCTGAGCAGCCCGGTCCGCTTGAATTGCAAGAGCCGTAATCTGCCTTTGGGCTGCAACAACTCCGTCGGTGTCCCCAATTTCAATTGCGTTTTTCAACGTGCCTTCTGCGGAGGACAATTCGCTCTGAACACGCCCGCTAAATTCATTGACGTAGTTGTTGTCAAGTTGGTCTATATGGGTTTTAAGGGCCGAAGACTCCGTCTGGACTTGCGTTGCAAATCGCACGGCCTCCTCACGCTCTCGTTCCGCCTGACGCATCTTTTTAGTAAGTTGGTTGATGCGCTTCTGCGTAGAGGTGTTTGCTTTTTCAAACTGGTCTTCTTCCGAAGACGCGTTTAAATCCTCAACGGAAATGTCAGCGTCAACGTCTCCGTCAACAGTCGATTCTACTTCGATGGATACTTCCTGATCTTCAAGATCAAGTTCAGGTTCGATTGGTTCGCCTGCCATAAAGGCCTCCTACATATGTAAAACATCTTCGGGATTGGAAATTTTCGCCAGCACCTCGTCGTCGTTGAGGATGCGAACCTCGCCACCGTCAATGCGGAAACGAGACCCTGCGTAACGGGCAAACATTACCCAATCCTTCTCGGCACACCACGGCCCGCCTTCGCCAAACTTGGATTTGTCTTGATACGCCAAGGGCCCCGCTTTGAGGACGTATCCCACTTGTGTGGAAACTTGGTTTTCTTCGACAATGGAGTCTGGGAGAAGGATGCCGCCAACTGTCTTGCCTTTACCCCTGTAGGGTAGAATAACAAGACGCCAACCGGTGGGGTTGGGGATTCGGTCCAAAAGGGAAGCGTCCAATCGGGCCGGGTCCAAGAACATGTCTTCTTGTTTTACATAGGCAGAGGAAAGGTTCTCCGCCTCCTCCCCAATAGAGGAGAGGTCGGGTTTAACTTTAGTCATCTGTTCGCTCCTGTTTTTCTAGCAGGCTCTTGAGTTCCTGTTCGATGTACTCAAGGGCTCTTAGCTCACCCATGAGTTCCCGGTAATGTTCCATCGACGTGACATTGTTAAATTCTAAAACATCACCAACGGTAGAACGTCTTATCTTTATCAGACGAAACGTAGCTTCAGCAAGAAATATCTCATCCATTCCTATAAATACCCTTTACAGGGTGGCTGTGCAACCCTGCCAAGGGCGGCGCTTTAATTTATTTTAGAATTAACAAGACCAATAGCCACCACCGCTTTTTGCAGCACCCATGCCGCGGGCCGTGGCGCGTGTGATTTTCATCGGGATTTTCACGTCGGCAGTCTTGCCGTACGGAATGCGGCCCTGACCCTCAATGTCGGCATACTTTACCGCTTTAGGAGCTTTGCCGGGCGTGTTGGTAACAATCTTGACGCTGGAAGACTTCATCACTGTTGTCCTTTCTGTTGCTGCTTCAGTAACTCACGCTGCATAGCCGAATCAATACGGGCCCGCGTCTGGCCCTCCTGAGACTGAAGGCGTTGGTTAAACTGCTGGTTTCTAATTTGCATACCCTGTTCGTCAAGCTGAAGTTTTGCCTGATCCACAGAGGCGTCGTTCTTCTCGGCCTCCGCCTTGATCTGAAGCTCCTGCTCTTTAAGCTTAACAAGAGGGTCAGGAGCCTGCCCTTCGTTTGAGATTTTCTGGCTAAGTTGCTTGAGAGCTTGCATACCCTCCGCAATAAATTGCGCGGCAAGAGCCTCAACCTGCAACATCCCTTCTTCGGACAACGGTTGCCCTTGTTGCGCGCCAACCTGTTGCATGTACTGAACCGTGGCCTGCTCCGCAGCTTCAATTTGTACATGCTCCATAATGTGCTTCTGAAGCGACATAGCAACCGGCGGCATGCCGCCAACAAGCGGCGTTGAGCCAAACACCATGTGCGCCATAATGTGCGCTTGATGAGACTGACCCTCAAACGCCTTCAACGGAATCATGTCCAAGGCGTTAATGTTTTCCCCAGCAGGGTCTAGCGGAGCCTCCTCGTCACCTTCAACGCGACGAAGGAAGCGGTCTGTCGTAGTGTCCCCAAGCGCCTCGTACATATTACGGTACGCTTCGTACATGTTGTGCATCTCAGGGGCGGACTGAGCCAACTGAAGTTTTGTCTGGGCTAACGCAATACGTTGCGCCTGACTGAAAATGTTGGGGTCCGAAACAGGAACAACATCCACGTCGTCGTTAAAGTCCGCGGCCATTACCGACGAAGGCTGACCGTTAACGCTGTACGGATACTCCTGCGGCAAATATTCCGACATAACCAAGGACAGAAGCTTTAGCTCCTGACGCATGGCATAGTGCATACGCTTGTGTACCGCGGACATGATCCGCGAACCCTGCTCCAAAAGAGCAACCGTTGTACCAACCGCAGCCTGCTGGTTACCGTCGCCAACCTTCATGTCCGTAATCGTGGCAAACCTTCGGCCTGCATCAACAACAAAACTAAGAAGCTGGAACAACGTCTGATCCGGACCCTTGAACGGTAGCGGCATCAAGCTGTCCGACAAACGGCCTCCGGGCGCATCAACGTCCCGGAACTCGCCGGGCTGTAGAGGCTCATCGTCGTCCCTGATCCGCATACCGCGGGCTTTGAACCCCGCAGGCAGATTCGAGAGGGTGCCCGCGTCTATAAGTTGACGAAGCGCGGCAGTGGCTGTCCGGGACAACCCACCTATTGTATGGATCAAGCCAAGACCGTAAAACCCAAACCCCGGGAGGAATTTGTAATGCACGAAGTATTGGATTTTCTTACGTAGCTCGTCACCCTCGCGGTAATTACGCCGGACAGAAAGCACCGCACTGTTGTCCATGGACAACGTTACAATGTAAGGAATCTTAATACCCGTAGGCTCGTCATCCTCATCAAGGTCTTCATAGCCCTCTAGGTCCAAATCGACGTGACACTCCAAAAGGGTGCAGTCATAATCGATGTTCGACGGTGAGACCCCTTCGATGGAATCGATCTCATCCTGAACGCTGTTTGAATCAGGCTCGCCCGGTATTACCTTAACGTCTCGGTAAAAGCCGGAGACCTGCATCTTCCGCATGTCATTAAGGGAAGTTTTGACAACGTGCGAAATGTTCGGACACGTCTCAAGGCTTGCCGTGTCGTACGGAACAACAAGGTTCTCCGCCGGAATAAATTTACTAACCGCCCGGCCAAGCATCTGGTCGTAGTAGACCTTCTTGAACGTGGAGCCCGCCAGCGGTAAATAGAACAACATCTGGTCAAACTCAGGCGTGTATTCTTCCATCACGTTCGTGATGTAGTAATTCATAAAGCGCTGTACGCGATGAGCCTGCTTTTCTTTCTCGGTCGTCTCATCGCCTACAACAGCCGAACGGGCCGGGCCTTGGGCCGGAAGCATCTCATTAAAAGCCTGCGCCTGAAACTGCGTCGCAGCCTCCGCAAGCAAAGGATGGGTCACGCCCGTCGCACCCTTAAAGGGCTGACTGCGGTCCTCATAGCTGAAACCAAGCAAAGACAGACCTTCAGCGTATGCGTCTTCCCACTCCTGTCGAGAAGCCTTGTTAGACTCGTACTCGTCAAGAAGCTGACTGGAAATCATCGACAACTCTGAATCAGGAAGATACTCCGCAAGGTTTTCCTGAAAATCCTCTTCCTCGTCCCGCCGGTCGCTTGGATCAAAATCAACAACGGTGTCGTCGCCGTCCTCGTAGATTTCAATGTTTT